CGCATCTTGGGATGTGAAACGAAAACGTGAATACCCATCAATTGCAGAATGTGTCCATGCAATATTAGATGGGAAACTGGAGGCACTTCAAGCTAAGAGAAAAATAGTTAAAACTAGGTATCCGAAGGAGAATAACTAATGCCACAAATAGATATAGACGGAGCGAACTCAAAGATTTCTGCCGATAAAATTCAGGGGCAGTCAGGAACGACAGTAACAGTTCAGTCAGGGCATAATTTAGTAGGTAGTGGCTCTGGATTGACTGCTCTGCCAGCCGCTAATCTTACTGGTACTCTCCCTGCGATAAGTGGTGCGAATCTTACAAATCTACCGATACAAGCAGAGGAAGATTATTGGTCTTTTGATATGTCAACCGCTGCTGGCACAACTGTCCACTCGATTACTGCATCATTTACTCCTAAATTAGCGTGGATGACCTATAACTTTAATGGAGTTGTTATTGGAATGATTACTGGTTGGCTGAATGTTTCTGGTGGTGCAGCAGGGAGTATGAACGCTGGAACAAGTGCAGCAGGATATTATGCCCAAGGTAATGGTATGTTTCAATGTGGTGCTACTAGTGGAAGGCAACATATAGATATGACTGCTTCTGCTTCAGGGCAATACACGATTTCAAATACACCTAATGGAAGCCCATCAGGAACAGGGTATTTTTCTTTAATCCTTTTTGGAAATTAAGTAATGGCAAAAATATACGGATACGTCCAGAACAAAAAAAGCGAGGCGGTCTTATGGCACGGCTCGATGACTCAGGAAAACGCTGAACATTTTCTTACATCCAGAGGATTGTCTGTAGAAGATCATACGATTGTATTGGATGCCACTGGTGTTGATGTTCAGGCGATGATTGATGCTTATGATAATTCCATAAAGACTTATTCACAAAAACGCAAAGCAGAATACAATCAACTCAACCAGTATGAAATGATGTTTGATGATAAGAGAGATGGTACTACCACTTGGGTGGATAAAATAAACGAGATAAAACAGAGGTATCCTAAATGATTAGGGCATTTATTATACTAGCAATCATAATGTTTACCATGTTTAAAGCATTTCAACTTTTTTAGGGAGTACAATGTGCCTGATCAACAGCAAGATATTCTAAATAAACTTAATGAAATGCACACTGATGTACTCTTGATTAGAAGTGATTTAGGAAGAACTCAAGAAGAAGTGGAAGATCATGAGCTTATCTTACGAGGTGAGTCTAAAGTTAATGGGATAGTTTCAGAAGTTAAAGCTATGAAAACAGCTCAAGTAACTTCTAATAGACTATGGCTACTAATGGTGTCAATAACTGGAACTCTTATAACTTGGTTAGGTATAACAAAATGAGAAAAACTCGTAATCAACTTGTGAAAGATTTATTAGTTGATAAAGAAAATCTACATAGACTTATCATTGTTGAATGGTTTGATCCTTATGATGATAATGAAGAAGTAACTGTAGATACTTTAGATGCTAAGAAAGCTATATATGAATCCTGTGGTTTTCTCATGGGAGTTTCAAACGATCATGCAGTTATTGGATATAATAAAGACATGATTGAAAAAGGGAAGTACAAGGGATGTGGTTATATACCGTTGTCTCTTATTACTAACGCACATTTAATGGATAGGAATTGCTAATGGATATGTTCAAAGGGTTTCCTTGGATGATGGCAGGGATGGTTATGGTAGGATGGATGATTGGTTATTACATTTGTCGATAACTAATGGACTCCTTAATACATGATGCTTGGGTGTTATTTACCGCTATCGGAGGGTGGATGATTAATCGTCTGACACAGAAAATAGATCATTTAGACAAAAAAATAGATCAACTGAGGTATACTTCTATAGAAAGATTTGAGTATAAAAAGGACGTAACTCAACTACATAACAGATGCAACGAACTAGAAAAAAGGAAACAAAATGCACGAAATATTTGATATGTTTATGGGGCAACAATGGTTTCAAATAGCAGGTGAAATTGTTCTTATTTTCACTGCAATAACTGGAGCTTTGCCTGATAGGTGGGTACAAAGAGTGCCTATGTTAAGCACTGTATGGCCTATATTTAATTGGCTTGCGGGTAATGTATTTAATAATATTAATCACCCTAATGGTATGTCAGCCAAGCAAGAAGTGGAGGAAGATATTGACAGAGCTAAAGCTAAGGTTAGGAAGCGTGAGTCTCTGCCTGATGTTCTTGACGGGCTGTAGCACCGCAACTGAACTAATAGCACCTGTAGTTAACTTTGGGTTAGGACTTTATAACGCTGATACATATTACTCAAAGGAGTGTGCTTGGTATGAAGAAGTAAAATTTAGTCAAGCATCTAAAGATATACTTATGGAATACCCTGAGTTAACTACAGATTTAGCTAAGGTAGCTAGAAATAACGATATATATAAAGAGGTATGTGATGAGTAATGGAACAGTTAAAGATATGGGAGAGTTACATGGGTTATTGGCTAGAACATTGGCTGAGACAATTAAATCAGGTGAAGCTACTCCGGCACATCTCAATGTTGTTCGTCAGTTCCTCAGAGACAATAACATTGAGTGTCTTGGCACTAATAATGAAGATGTGAGAGCACTTGTAGAAGAACTCCCCTTTTCCACAGATAACTTGAGAACTAATTAATGGCTTCTAAAAAAGATAAAAAAACAGCCTCTATATTGTCAAAGTATTTTTCAGACAGTGAAAAATCAGATTTAATTAATATGTTGACGTATCACGAAGGTGGTTTTTATTCTGTTGCATACATGGATTCTAAAAATATACCCACTGCAGGGGTTGGTGTTAATTTATCAAACGTACAAAATTTAACACAAAAACAAAAAGCAGGTCAAGAAGCTATAGATGCTAAACGGTTACAGAAGATATTTATAAAAAGACTTAATAGGTCAACTTCTGATGCCATTTCTTTTGTTGGTGGTACAAAATCATTTCGTAAACTTTCAACTATTAGGAAAAGTGTTTTAGTTCAGATGGCTTTTAATATGGGGTTAACAAGATTAAACGGTTTTAAGAGGTTTAAGACATATACTAGAGCAGCTATAGCCGCTAAAGGACAGAAAGAGGAGTTAGGTCTTTGGTCAAATGCTCAGATGGAGATGATAGATTCTGATTGGCATGATGATGTGGGAATGAGAGCTTTAGACTTTGAAAAAAGTTTTTTAGCTGACAATTACTATATATCTGATAACCTTCAAACTCCTCAAACATTATTAGATTTAGCAGGTAAAAAGAACGCTATTGCAGCTAAACACGATCAAGAAGAACTTAGAAAATTGGCTACACCTCAAACAGAAGTTGATCCTGTAGAGAGAGCAAAAAAGATATTAAAAATATCTTCTGTTAAACCGATAGGATTAAGTGCTACTCAAAAGGGTAAATTTCGTGATCAATCGAAAGATGCGGATAAAATTGAACGTGCTTATGAAGAACTGTATAAACGAGGACTTAAAAAAGAAGTTTTAAATAAACGTAAACAATTAAGTGATGGACATTATAGTCGTGAGGATCATATGCAAGGCACTCTAGAACAACCAAAATTAAATGTTCCATCATTAAATAAAACTTTTAATTCTTCAGGTTTGGAGATTGAACCTCCAATTAAACGAGTTAGTCCAAACCCTAATAAAAGACGAATATTTAAAGACCCTAAAAAACCAACTGAATTTATGTCTGAGGAAGACCCTACAGATGAAAACTTTCAGAACACATTTCTTAATAAATACACTATTTAAATAATGTCACAAATAGATAATATTAAAGGTGATTTTAGAAACTTTTTATACCTTGCATGGAAACATTTAGCGTTACCTGATCCAACGCCTATACAGTATGACATAGGTGAGTACTTACAATCCGGGCCAAAGAGACTGATTATCCAAGCTTTTAGAGGCGTAGGTAAGTCTTGGATTACTTCAGCATTTGTAGTATGGAAACTTTTGGTAGACCCCCAGTTAAAATTCTTGGTGGTCTCCGCATCCAAACAGAGGGCAGATGACTTTTCTACGTTTACTAAAAGAATCATTAATGAAATGCCAATCCTCCAACATCTCAAAGCGAGAGAAGACCAACGAAATTCTAATGTGGCTTTTGATGTTGCTCCTTCTAGGGCTGCCCATGCTCCTAGTGTTAAGTCTGTTGGTATCACTGGTCAGATAGTAGGATCAAGAGCACATATTATTATTGCAGATGACGTTGAGGTATTATCCAACGCTTTAACCCAAGTAATGAGGGATAAACTAGGGGAAGTTGTAAAGGAATTTGATGCTGTAGTTATGCCAAAGGTAGGTCGTATAGTCTACTTAGGAACGCCTCAGGTAGAAGAAAGTTTATATGCAGGACTTCAAGGTAGGGGTTATGAATGTAGAATATGGCCTTCTAAAATGCCCTCTAATAAGCTAAAAGAATTTTATGGACATAGACTAGCCCCATTTATTATAGATATGGGCAAGCCAGTAGGAGAACCCACAGACCCTCTCAGGTTTGATTCTCTTGATTTAACAGAACGAGAAGCTTCCTATGGTAAATCAGGGTTTGCCTTGCAGTTTATGTTGGATACTAGTGGAGAGGATGATCAAAGGTATCCCCTTAAATTAAGTGATCTTCTTATTATTCCTCTTACTACAGATCAAGCTCCCGGTAGAGTATTGTATGGTAAAGATGAGTTAATGGATTTACCTGCAGTTGGACTATCAGGTGACTATTTTTATAAACCCTTTGAGGTATCTAATGATTATTATGATTATAGTGGGTCTGCTATGCACATTGACCCTAGTGGCAGGGGATCAGACGAAACTGGATATGTAGTCACTAAAGAATTAAACGGTAAAATCTTTGTGTTAGCTGTAGGTGGGCTTAAAGGTGGCTACGATAAACCCACTTTACATGAATTAGCTAAGATTGCGGCTGAACATAAAGTTAATGTAGTAGAGATAGAAGCAAACTTTGGTGATGGGATGTATACTGAAATATTTAAACCAATATTGTTTAAGTATCATCAGTGTCATATAGAAGAAATCAAGCATCATAAACAAAAAGAAGCTAGAATTATAGACGTATTAGAGCCTATAATGAACCAACATAGACTTATAATAGACTTAAATGAAGCCAAAAGAGACTATGAGGAGAATAAAGACGAACCTCGTAGGCAGTTGTTTTACCAAATGACTCGACTTACAAGAGATAAGGGTTCACTTCAGTATGATGATAGGATAGATACTTTATCTATGGGAGTGAATTATTGGGTAGAACAAATGGCGGCTGACGAAAATAAAGCTTATGTAGATCGTCAGGAATATCAACTTGAAGAAAACATCAGGTCTTTTATGGAGAAAACAGGAGCTATGCAAGATGAGGGTGATGTTTGGGTAAAGGTTTAAATGATATGGTTACTAATGGTAGTATACCTTAATCTTTCTGATGTACCACCTCATATTGATCATGCAGAAATTGTAGGTAGTTTTCAAAGTGAACAATCGTGTATTAAAAAACAAAAAGAATTTCTTGAACAAAGTAAAGATGTGCAAGTTCCAGATAATTTTAACTTAGGGTGTATTCCTTTTAAAAGAAAGGTTATGTGACATGGCGATTCCAGTGGCAGTACTTTTAGGACAAGCAGCGAGGTTAGGACTTGGGGCTGTAGCAAGAAAGTGGAGTAAAAAGAAACTCATTAGAGAAATAGCTAAGAAAACAAGTAAACAAAAAGATATGGCTGCTAAAACTAATACTGGACGAGGAGCTAAAAGACACTTTAAATCTAAAACTGGTAAAGGCAGTGCTAAAAGGAATGTTCCTACAGACTTATCTATTAAGGATTAGACATGAAACTTCCAGATACTAAGAATAGATATAAGTTAGAAGATCAAGTTTTAAGAAAAATGTTTAGAGAGAACAGACGGTATAATACAAGAATAATCCAAAATAAAAAGAAGGATAGCATTAATGGATGTTGTAAAAAAACAAGATACCCTCCTTCGGGGTATGATTGAAATACCAGTAACACAAGCAACAGAGTTAGTACAATGCGGTACATATAATACAGTATATCCACCAACTAATAAGGAGTCAGTAAATGACAAAGAAGATTAGGGGAGATGTTGGAAATTCGGGGTTCAATTCAACCCTCGGTAGACCTAATCCAACCCCATCCCCAAAGAATACCCGACATCTAACGGTTAAAAATAAAGGTGCTCGGTCACTTTCCACTCGTTTTCCCTATGATAGCAACAAGGGAGAAATTCGTAACCACAGTCACTAGGAGAGACAATGCCAAAACGTAAAGGTTATCCTAATCCAAAGCCTAAGGCTAAGAGAGCACCGACAGGTACTTCCCCCAAACGTGGGGGTAAACCCTCGCAAAAGCCAGTAAAACTTCGGGTTTATTAAAGTGTACTGGGGGTTATCCTATGGGTAATCCCCAACATTTTATTACAAAAATCTGAAGGGGTATATAAACGCTAGCGATCAGCGTTTTTCCCCATATGGCCTTTGTTCCTTATTAAAGAAAACTCGAAATTAACATTTATTAAAATATTTTAACACTTCAGCGTCCTTAACTTAAATATAAACCCACAATAAACACATGGTACAACACAGCCTAAGGTATACTTAGGGTTATCATTCGGTTAATTGTAGGTGGCGTGTGTCTCTTTGTTGGGGTGTTTTATTTTTTTACTATCTTTTAATAGTTGTAAGTACTTGTATTTAAAGGTGCTGCCAATCGGCACGACACGAACCAACAAACAATAAACAATTATTTACAATTATTTACATTTATTTTAATCTATATAACTCCTTATTTTACAAGAAGTTATCCCGGTTTTGTCAAAATACTTATTTTTTTTTGTTTGACAAGGATTAGTTTTTCTATATGATCACATTATGATTAATTTAACAAAGGAGAAACCATGTTAGTAGACGCAACAATAGCAGATGGAAAGCAGACGGTAATACCATCAAAAAGAGATAGCATTGTACTGATAGCGTGTGAATCTAGCGGTACACTTAGAGACAAGTGCATTAATAATGGAATTCTAGCGTACTCAGTAGACTTAGAGTGGGCGGACGGTGA